CACGTATTCGCAACCTATACCAGCGATTGGGCCTGATGGTAATCCGATTGTGCAACCAGCTATGGACCCCAACACCATGCAGCCTGTTATGCAGCCTGTCATTCTCGGATACCGCCCGGCCCAAAAGCAGGTTCCTCGTAACCGTCCACGATTTTTGCCCATCGACGTTTATGATCTTCTCGTTGATCCCGATGGAGGAATTGTTGCTCACCTCACAGAGCGAACCCTCGGACAAATGATGCGGGAGCAAACCCAAAGCCTTCAGGCGGCCATGCAGGACCCGTCGAAGCAACCACTCTATATCCCAGAAGCATTTGATACTCTCGTTAAACGAGTCAGCAATAATATTCGTCCGCCAGAAAATCCGATGGATACTGTGATTCGCCTGGCCGAACACTGGGATGAATATGCGCAAACTCAATCTATTATAACCTATGGCGAGGACGCTGAGGCGATTTCCTGGAAGGACCTGCGTGCAAGTTATCGCGCAGCCGGCTATTCGCCCTTTAAGCGATCCGTGTATGCGGGGGTTCCGCTACTTTTATATAGCGGTCCGATCCCCTTCATGCATAAAAAGTGCCCGATCGTTATGTCAAATTTTATTCGACTACCGAATGAAATCTTCGGTCTCGGGGCAATCGAGATCATTTCAGATTTGACTGAGGGCATGTGCAAGTTCGTGAACATGATCACGGACAATTGGAACTTAGGAATCAATCATCGTTATGCTTTCGATACCAATGCCGACATCGATCACGAAGCGCTCAACTCGTTCAATACGCCAGGTGGTAAGGTCCCTGTCGTTGGAGACCCTTCTAAAGTTATCATGCCCCTCCCGTTCTTCACGCCTTCACCGGGAGATTACCAAATTCTGGAAGTCTACAAGATGCTCGTCGAGAACACCTCAGGTGTCAGCGACTTTTATTCAAAAGGAGTAGGCTCTCCTTCGAACAACAAAACTGCTACAGGCATCAGCTCCGTAATGAATGAATCGAACTTTCGATTCAAAATGTTCATTCGCAATCTTGAACTAGAAATTCTTCAACCCGCCTTAACCATGTGCGCTAGCATGGTTCAACAATACATCACAGACCCGATGGAGTTTCAGATCACCGGAGAAAACCCAGCTATCAAAAAGTGGGTGGTTATGCAACCGGAGGAACTGATTGGTACCTTGGATTTTGATCTCGTTGCTGCAAATTATGCGAGTAATCGCGTCATTCGCCAACGGAATTTACTTGCGCTATTTAATCTGGCTTCTCAATCGCCGTTCCTCAATCAATACGAAGCCTTGAAAGAACTGTTCAAAGCCTTCGAGGTTCGGAACGTCAATAAACTTCTTTATACTCCGCCTCAAGTTCAGATGCAACAAATGGCCACTGAGAAAAAGAACATCGAGATGATGATGCTCGAAGCCATGATGGACGTGGAAGGAAAGGCGCGAATCGCGCAATCGAAACCTCAGACCTCAACCGGGAAAGACGGACGGCCTCGTAAGGCGCAGTTCGAAGGCAAGATTCCTGGAGCCGGGTTGATGTCCCATATCAAAGACTTCGCCCAAAACATGGGAGCCACTAGCCTAGGCCTCGAAGGCCTGGGCAATACTCCAGGCGAATCAGACTAGGAGCAAGGGGGATGCTCGAACAAGTGGTTTACCACGTGGCGCATAGCCCCCAGGAGTTCATATGCAGGAAGCGCAAATAGGCTTTGAAACACTGTTAAATATCGCAGCATCAGTGTCTCAAATAGTGATAGCCATTTCATCGGTTGTCATAGCTATAACCCTCCTCGCCAACAAACGGGGTTAGAAAGAGGAGAAATGCATATATTCAAGAGGGAACCTGAACATGTTTACCATATTGTCGAGTTCGACAAAACCACCAAGCTCCCAGAGCTTACAGGAGATTTGCGAGAAAGCCTTAAGACACTTGCAATCTTGCCAGCTTTCCAGTATCTCATGCAACGATTCCGAGTTAAGAAGGCTGCAATGGAAACGACTCTTCGAGAAGGCTTTAAGCTCGACGAGCAACAGCTCCGATACTGCCAAGCAGGAATCTATTGGGCCGGCGAAATCGAACGAGACATCAAACTTTTAACGCAGGAGCAGCCACAACGCCGCCCTGCTTCAGTCGATGAGGCGGAGGAATTCCGCAAGATAGCTCGATCTATCACTCTCGTCGGCCAAGACGACCTCACCTCACAAGGGTGAAATTCACAGCCCCACAAGGACTAAAATGCCCGATGTAAATAACGTGTCACCCGGTTATAGCACACATCAAGTTGATATGAGCAAAGCACCGGGAGCAGATCAGGACTGGGATTCATTGTTCCTGAATCCAGAGGTCCAAACCGCGTCGCAACCACAAGTTGCGTCTGGAACAAACCCCCAGCAGCAGCCACAAGCCGTGACAACTAATCAGCCTTTTATCAAAGCTGGTGAAACTGTCTACAATACTGCTGAGGACGCTGTGGCTGGTATCTCCCACAAGGATTCGGTCATTGCAAAGTATCGTGATTTTCTGTCCAAAAATGGACTTGATCCGAATGCTGTTCTAAAAGATGAAGTTCAAGTACAACGGCCACAAGCCCAGTCTCAAACTTCTCAGCCTACCAATTCTCCTTATAAATATTATGGGAATCCTAATTTCTTCGATGAAGTAGCGCAAGCTGCGACAAACAAAGATCGTGTTCGATATGAACAACTAATGTCTCAGCATACGCAGGAAGCCATTCAAGCTCAGCTTGATCCGTGGCGTGCGACCCTAGCCGAGACTAATCGGTTCCGGGCCATTCGTCAGGCGACCGCTGAAGTTCCGGACTTTGGAAAGTTTATCGAAGGTCCTGGCTATAAAAAAGTCATGGACAGTTTTCCTTTGTATAAGGAAATGGTTCAGATTGGTGAGAATGATCCCGTGGCGGCTCAACGCCTCCCTGAGGTCTACAAATCAATGTATCTCATCTATCAAGGCATGAATCAGCAAGGTCAACCCCAACAAGCACAGCAAACCACGAATGTATCACCCCAAGTAAACCCGACTGTGCGACAACAGCCGACTCTTCAGTCTTCAGCTCTAACACCTCCAGCGCCAGTGACCAACACACAAGGTTGGCAGGAAGCGACTTGGCGGGGAAACAAACCCACTGGCAATGATGCGCGCAAGCAACTCATTCAAGATGGGGATGCGCGTTTCCAAGGAATGCGGTTTGAAGATGTCAGTCTGTAATCCACAGCGGGCCCAATCACGAGGAGAATATGAATCTAATTAAGTTTCTGACGAACTTTGTGTTCGTCCTCTTCGGGTTTGGCCCTGACGTTGTAACCGTCACTCTCGGGACTGCGGGTAACGCGGGTTCAACAGCCGCCGAACTTATTACATATATGTCGGCTCGTCTGCTTGAAGTCGCAGAGTTCAACACCATTTTGGATCAGTTCGGCGACAAGCATCCCTTGCCTTCGAACTCTTCGAAAACGATTCGATTCGTACGTGAAGAGAAACTCACGGTGGCCGCGACTCCCACGCAGTTAACTGAGGGCATCCCCCCGGATGCTGTGGGTCTTACCCTAAACCAAATTGAAGCCACGGTTGAACAATACGGTTCGGTCGTGCGATTGTCTGATCTTTCAGAGATCACAGCTCGTCACAATGTGATCGAGCGGACGATCTATGTCCTAGGTTTGCAAGCGGCAGAAACCTATGACCAGCTTATTTTTAACGTTCTAAACGCCGCCACCAACACGTACTATCCTAACAACCGAGCTGGTGACACCAATCTGCTTGGTAGCGATCTGGTCGGTTACCCCGACCTGGTTGAACTTGATGCCGCACTTCAGGATCAAGGCGGACGACCTTTCGAAGGTGGCGAGTATGTTTTCGTCACTCCTCCGCAGGTTTATGCTGGACTTCTGAAGGACCCGGACTTCAAGGCTTCCAATCAGTTCCGTGCGCCGGAAAAAATCTGGCGCGGTGAAGTGGGAATGCTTGGTGGGTTCCGCGTTATTCGCTCGAACTCCCCGGCGTTTGCGGCTACTGCTCAGACCTCGGCCGGTCAATCCAGCAAGGTTTACACCTCGTTCGGTATTGCACGGTTCGCGTTCCAGATCAGTGATTTGCAGAACCTTCGCGTGTACGTTGTTGCTCCTGGCGGTCAGCTTGACCCCTTGCAGCAGTCGCGTAAAATCGGCTGGAAGTTCGCTTTCAAGTCGGTAATTACCAATCAGAACTGGATTAGACGTGTCCGTTCTTCGGGTGCGAACAGCATCACGAACTAACTAGGCTAGGGGGCGTGAGCCCCCTTTCCGGAAAGGAAATACTATGGGTCATTCATTCGAGCAGTCCGGTCCAGGCGACACTATTATTAACATGCGTCGGCCTGATGGACATGCGCAGATGGATCAGAAGTACGACAAGGGAATGCGGTCTCCGTGGCTAGGTCAGATTGGCCACCAGGACGCAGGTCTAGTTTCCCCTGAAGTCTCAGACCAGGGCGGCAGCGGTCACATGGACAGCGGCTATTCTGGCACAGGAGGCACAGGAGTCTAATGCCCGCAGAAAAGAAACTAACCACTATTGCCGAACTTTATGGAACTCCAAAGGAGACGTGGCAATTTGTTACGATTCCTGAAGAAGACCCGTTGGGGAAACCCTTCCCGACGATCCACTTGAACAAGGAGGCCTTTGTTAAAGGAGAGACTTATAATCTCCCTGCGCAGATCGCTTCCTTTGTCAAGGACCGCATCAAGGTCTTTAATCGATCTTGTGTGCGGCTTCTGCAACCTGACATGGCACAAGATGGTATCGTCCGCACTGCGGACGGTGCCTCTGCGCCTATGCCGACGCTTCAATAATGTGGACTTTTAAAATCACGTCCGGAACGTTGTTGGATGCCGAAGGTAACCAAGCCGGCCTTGGTTACTCCGGACATGGCGACGGCCTAAACAACCCCGCCATGTGCAACGTCAAGGACGTGGGTCCACTTCCGCAAGGCAACTATACGATCGGTCAACCTCGTGATGACAATGAAGTAGGGAAATTCGCGATGCCCTTAACTCCATCGCCAACCAACACGATGTTTGGCCGATCGGCTTTTTTCATTCATGGTGATAACCCAGCTATGAATCATTCAGCCTCAGATGGTTGCATTATCCTTGGACGACCCCTTCGAAACCTGATTGCCTCCTCTGGCGATACCGATCTAACCGTCACGTCCTAACCCCGTTTATGCGAGGAATTTATTTGATTCGCCACGGCAACACGACCTATGACACCAAGGTCGATGCCCTTTTGAATCCGCCTCTCGACCGAGAGGGAGTCGAACGGATCGAACGGACGGTCAAATTCTTGGAGAAAGAGAACCTCCGATTCTCCCGAATTATCAGTTCCCCGCTCCAGCGAGCCCTCCGAGTGGCTGAAATGATCAGTCATGGCGACACACGAGTCACGACGAACAACGGGGCGCTGCCTTGGAACCTCGGAGATTTGATGGGCAAGGAGGCCCGCCAAGTCAAAGACAAGATGGAATATCTAAAGAACTACCCGGACATCAAGGCTCCGCATGGCGAATCTTATCGGAGGTTTTACCTCCGGTGGCAGGATTTCCTTCAGAAAGTTATGGCCTATGTCGAGGCTAAAGACGAAGCGGTTTGCATTACAACGCATTCTAGAAATATCAATGCATTACAAAGCATCATTGGGGGCAACCCCGTAGGGGATGTTCAGGAGATAACTCCCGAGGCCAGCGTGACATTCCTCGCCAAAACGGGGTTAGACTGGAAGTATATTATGATCTGGGACGGTCGATGATAGTTCAAGATATTGTAAATGCAGTTAACGTAGATACTCGACAGGTTCTTTCGAACTCTGGTAATGATGCTGTCACTATTATGAACTGGGTGGACCGAGTTCATAAGGATGTATTGCATACTACTTTGTATGTAAATCAGAACTTGACTACAACCTTTGTTACTACTATTGCCGAGCAGAATGCTTATACTTTAACGCCGACTACTCCAATTCGTCGAATTGTAAGTGTTTTCGATACTACCTTTAATCAAAGCTTAACTCCGGCAGATGTCGATCTTGATCAACCAAGTCCCACTGCGGCAGGAGTTGATGAATCTCAAGGGCGTCCGGCTCAACAGGCCCCTCTTCCTCACCAGGCTTATAAGTTTGGGGGAACTCCCGAATACTTTCGTTTTGTCGGGCCAACTACATTTATTGTTCGACCTGCGCCTCTTTCGACCGCATATACTTCTACTCTTAGTGTTACTTATGAGAAATTAGTTTCTACACTGTCCAGTTTAACGGCGGCCTTGATTGTTCCCGATGATGGTAAGGATGTAATATGTGCAGGAGTTAACTGGCTAGCTATGGCTTATATTGGTCGTCAGCAAGAAGCAATGTCGTGGTTTCAATTGTATCAGCAACTCAAAGCCGGTAATCGTATGGGAGTGATCAGATAAATGGCAACAACTGTTCAGCAGATTGTTACTTCCGCTACGACTGATATCATGAATCAGATCGGGACTAATCACCCGGTTCTTTTAGATTATTGCAATCGTATTACTTATGATATCCTTCGCGCAACGAAGTGGGATTTCATGCTTGCGGATGTGCAGAGTTTTATCACTCGCCAAGGAGTAACCGCTTATTGGATCGGGGCGGCTGGTCAAAATCCTCCAGGCAGCTATGACACCGGCCTCAATATTACTAATCTGAAATGGATTCAACATGGTTCCGTTTATGACCGTTCCAATTTTATCGAACTTGGTTCAGTTGCTGCAATGCCCGTATCTGCCGTTTTATCTTATACTGATGGAACTTCTCGTCCTGGGCGTCCTTGCGTGTACCGGAACAATGTCGATACGCCTTACATTCTCAATGTGTTCCCGGCCCCGGACCAGCAAAATAATCAAGCTCCGCAACCAGAACCGGTATTGGTAACAACCGCAATCGGGGGTGCACTTCCGGCTCGTACTTACAATTTAGTAGCGACCTTTGTTGATGCGCTTGGGAATGAATCTACTGCACCTGATTATACCACGCCATTATATATTTCTGCTAATTCTCTGGCCACTGCGCTTAGTCCGACAATCCTTGTTCCCACGAATGACGCGGGCGTTCCTTATGCATACTGGAATATATATGCATCGGCCACAAATGTTGTTCCACAGAATGCTACCAAACAAAATGCCAGTCCAATTGCTATCGGTACTAATTGGACAGAGCCAATTAGCGGGTTAACTACTACTGGTGTTACGCCTCCATCCGATAATCTTTGCGCCACTTATAATGGTTACATCATTCAGTTTCGTTATTACGAATTAGAAACGGCCATTACTTCTTTTACGCAGGCGATTCAAATTCCTGATCGGTATTTCGATATTATGGTTGCCGGAGTAAATTGGCTGGCTTTGAAATTCTTATCTCGCGGACCTGAGGCCATGGAGTGGTTTCAGACTTATAAAATGGGGCTGACAGCAATGGTTCGTGATCGTAACCAACAGAACCGCTTTGCTGATTACGTCAGTCCTGATCCTTCGAGTATCGGTGGCTATCTGCCTACGATCGAGACGATCGATCTGTCCTTGCTTACACCATGAAGATATTATTGGGGTTATTGTTATTCGGGGTTATATCATGTGCTGCACAGGAATTTCCTGATGCACCACAAGTACAGTCAAGTTCCCCGGATTATAGTAAACCGTTGCCGCCATTGCCTCCCGATACTTGGCAAGAAAAACGTCACAATATAGATTGGGTTGTATTCGGAGGGGCTTTAGTAATTGAACAAGCCGCTGCCTATTATGATTCCCACGAAACAGTAATTGGGTTACGTCACGGAGTAGCTATTGAAGGAAATACCTTCCTGCTTCCTAATGACAAACCAACCTTCGGCCAATTAGAAAAACGTGAGTGGGAGTTCTATGTACCCGTAGTTTTCGGGCCGGCATTGGTTGGTAAACTATTAAATTGCAGGCAGTGGTTTTATATCGGGCTTGCTTCCCCGGCGGCCTATACAGTAAAACACATTCAAGGTGGCAATGCTTGGCGAACTTTATTGAAACAAGATAATTAATGTCCTGGTATTCTACTCCAATTCAGCCGCTTGACCCGGTCGTTGTATCTCAAACGCCGAAACCCCCTATTCGTTACATGCGAGATAACTTTGCGGCGACGGGGCAGAATTCTTATGTCAAGCCACCCGCGCAAGACCAGTCAATGTGGCAAGCATTGACAAATGTCATGCCCATTACTCAAGGCATCCTAAATCAACGATGGGGGTATGCACAGTTTGCCGGGCTTTCAAATTCGCCAAATCGTTTATATGATTTTCAATCTGATGCCACTGGAACTAGAGCAATTATTGTAGCAGGACTTTCCAATGTCATGGGATTTAATGAAAATGGAACGGTTTACAATCCTAATATTTTTACTCCAGTAGCAGCAGCCGGAATTGTTCGCTCTGTTACATCTAGGAACTATCAATATTTTTGTGACGGGGATAATATTCTCAATACCACAACTCACCTTACTGGGGATTCCTTAAAGTGGAATGGTGCCAATACAGGGGGTGTTACCAATATCGGTATTAATGTTTCGGATGTTACACAGAATAATGTTACCGGAGAAGGCAGTGGTCAATTGGTCACTGTTGGTCCTAATACCGGAACAATAGCTACAGATATTACTTATGCTCCTGATCCGAATCCTTGGACTAATCCGCCAGGAGTGTTTTCTAACAGCGTCGCTTCTGGTGCCTATACAAATATCCAGCAGACTTTTAGTATCTTAGATGGAACTTTTAATCTCATCAGTAATCAACTTACCACAGATACTATTTTTGCGACGAATTTTTTTACGTTTTATCCTAGCCCGACAGTAGAAGGTATCCAACTCAGTATCACATATGAAGCAGTCGCTTTTAATGCATCGATTCGAAACACAGGGAATTTGACTGTTCAACTTATTAAACAAGGAACGCAAATTGGAACTTCAGTCACTTTACCGATAACGATTGACGGCAATCCACATACTTTGAATGTCGGGTCAGCAAGTGATCTTTGGGGTACTTCTTTTGTTCCGTATGATATTACAAATCCAAATTTCGGAGTATCTTTTTTTGGAACTGGTGTTACCATTGCCACTCAAACCGCTAACGGTGAATATACTTCCGGGTATACAATCAACATTTCATATGTAACTATGACCGTTGTTGGTGGCGCAAACCCCGGAACTTCACTCACTAGCGGCAATGGTGTTGGAATTATTAGTGAAACTTCTGGCGGAGGAGTTACTCTTGTGATCGGCCGAACTTATTATTTGGTCGCAAACAATTCTTTAACTGGGCATTTTAGTGATTTGAGTCCGCCATCTGTAACCACAGGACCGTGTAGTGATACCTTTTTTAATCTGCTACTGGCTACTTTTAATGATCCACAAGTTGATACCAAGTATCTTCTGGCCACCGCAGACGGCGGTGATCCGAGTATTCTTTATGAGGTTCCAGTTCTTGCAGGAACCTACATGCTTGTTTCTTCGTGGGCAATTGTTAGCAATGTTCTCACAGTCACAGGAACTTTTGAAAATACTCCTCCTACATTAACAATTTCTACTATTCAATATGTAGCAGGAGCTGCTCCCCTTGGCCAAGGTTATGCGACAGTAACAGTTACTACTTCTACGGCAAATCTAAGTGCCGGACAAAACGTAACCATTGCCGGAAATAGTGTGCCTTTTTTCAATGGCACTTTTACCATTTTAAAAGTTATTTCTTCAACCCAATTTACTTTTCGATATCAAGATCGTTTCAATAGAAATGGAACTGGCGGAACAATTACTGCGCAAACATTTGCCAATGGAAGTATTGTAACCATCGAAGGTTTAGTTCATGGCGACTATATCAACGGAGCGTCATTGACCGTTACCGGAGGTTCTGGTACTACATTTACTGCGGCTTTTACTGCCAGTAATGATTCTGCAACAGAATCTGGAATCGCCGGGACGACCACGTTTGCTATTCCAAATGGAGTAACTACCGTAATTGATGCGACTCCTGATCCGACCTTAGTGTTAGATCAACCTTTGCTTTATACAGATACTTCTGGAAATGAATTTGGCGTAACATTAAATGATCAACCTCCAGCCGGAAATCTTCTTCTAAAGCATCAAGGTCGTTTATGGATGGCCGGAGTTCCAGGGGCAACACACAGTGTATTCTTTTCAAAATCTGTTACTGAATTAACGCTTCCTGATGGATTCATTGCCGGGAAATATGAAGAAGCATGGCCCGGTAGTAACTACTTTGATGTTTCGGATGGGGCGGAATCTGTCTCCGGATTATTAACGGATGGCACTACTTTATATATTGGAACCCAAAATCACATTCGACGTTTGATTGGTAATAGTCCTGCAAACTTCCAAGAACCTCAAATCGTTCATCCGGAAGTAGGTCTAATCAATCAAGAAGTCTGGCAGACCATTTTCATGCAAGGCGCTCCTTCAGGTTGTATCTGGATGACGCCGGATTTCAAAGTTATCCAAAGTGATTTCAATACTTATGTAGATATTGGAACACCCGTTCAGGATATCCTTAATGCTCAGCAACCTACAGCTCCGCTCTTAGCTCATGCTGCCTATGTTGCCGATGGCGAATATGATCTTTATATTCTAGCTATTCCTTATAAGCAATCAACTTATTGCGATACGCATTTGGTATTTGACCTTCGGGCACGACAGTGGTTTGTATGGCAACCAGCAGGCGGTAGTTTATCTTTGATGTACAATGTCACTCAAGCTGCCTTGTCACAATGGCTATTCATAAATGGATCTGGTCTTGATTTAAATATCTATGGATCAACTTATTTAAATGATGGCGGTACGACTATCCCAGTAACTGCTACCACTACTTGGATGCATCTCGGAGAACCAACTCGTCGAAAGATGTTGAACGAGGTTCAAATCTATGGTAATACCGGGATGACCATGAATGTTTATGGGGCCAATAATCTTGCGGACTTCGTAAGTTCACCTCGTCCAATTGTTTATAATAGACCGCTTAAACAATCGCCTTTTGGAACTTGGAACTTGTATCTCACGGGCGCAAAAACCCGTCATCGTTATTATCAATTCACTTTTAATTCCACCAATGCCCAAATTCCTTTTTTAGGTTCATACGCAATATCGGCTATTGCCATGGATGACTTATAATGCCTAGAATTGCAACTGTTGATTTGGTTCAAGTTAACAATCAAATTGATAAAATAGATAATCTTCAATCTCAAGTTGGTGCTCTCAAAGCTAACAGTGATTTCGTAACTCAACAAGTTACAATCGCTGATCCGATTCATGCAGTGCCAACTACGAATAATCTAACATTCACTTGGACTGGAAGTAGTTCTGCGCTAACTTGGTCGCCTGGATTTATTAAAGATAAAAACTGGCAAGCACAAACCCTTCCTCGTCCGGTAGCAAAATCTTCCGCACCCGGTCAGCAACATGTTTATGGAACGACTGGTGGAACATTGAATTTAAATCCGAGTACCTATTACTGGGTAGGTTGGGATTATGTGCATCGTCAAATGGTCGCAAACGTAGATGCCAGTGTACTTCATGGTAATTTCAATGTCCACGTTCTTTGTCAAATTTATACAGGAACTAGTGGACAGACTGGTGTAGCTGGTGGCGGTGGTAGCACAGGCGGAGTAGACCTTTCAGGATCGAGGTACAAGAACTTCTAATGACTGAAGTGGAGTTTCAAATACACGTTGTAGACGCATTGGCTCGACTCGATACTCAGATGAAAACTTTAGTTGGTAATGGGCAGCCTGGGCGTATTGATCGAGTTGAAATGGCAGTCGGGCGTCTCAATAAAATTGCATGGATTAGCGGAGGCATTATTATAGCTGTTTCGGCTATCATTCATTTTATATTCAAATACTAGGAGGGGATATGTTAGAACGCATTAGATTGGCAACACCTGAAGAGGTTAAAGAAATTGAGCATGAATCAAACCTAACTCCAATGTCGCGGGTGTTAGCAATGGGGGAAATGCGAGCGGTATGGCGAGTAGCACAAGAACTTGATCCAGTTATCTTTAATGGCGCACCTAAACAAAAGATGTACAAATTTCTCTGGGGAATTGAAAATATCATGGCTGGTTCAGGAGTAACAGAATATTACTTCAACACTCCCGCCAATGATCCGGAGTATCACAAGATTTTAGAAGAATTAGGCGGTATACGCCTTTCCAAACAACCTGATTACCGATGGCGAGTTAATCTCTAATGGGAACAACCAATAATACTACTGGCACTAATACTAGTGGCCTTCAATTCAATCCCCTTGCTCAAAGCACGTATAACAATCTCGTGGGTGGAGCTGGTGGTGTACTTGGTGGCTATATCAACAGTCCCTTTGGTAATCCATCCTATACTTTAGGGGCAGCTCAATCCGCCCAAGGCGCGCAGCAAGCTGGTGGCAACAACATGGCCGCCTTGATGCAGAACATGCTGACCTCTGGAATGGGTGGCCAAGCCGGAGCTGGTTTCAAACAAGCTCAACTTGCACAAACTGGTCGCGCCAACCAAGCATTGACTTCTCAATCCAAGATTCAAAATGTACTCGGGGCTTTGCAACGTCAAATGTCCGCTGCCGGTACAGGCTTAAGTTTCTCGCCTCAGTTAACTGGGCAAAGTGGAAGTTTCAAATCTCAAAACTTCCCAAGCGGCCTTGGTACTTGGTTGCCTCAAGTCCTCAGCGGTGCTGCCGGAATTGGTCTCGCGGGTGCCACAGGCGGAGCCAGTCTTGGCCTTACTGCCGGTGCAATGGCGGGAGATTCTTCCAACGGAAGTGGGGGACTTAGCTTTATGAATCCTTCCACTTGGGGCGGCATTACTGGTTCTTCAATGCCGGGAGGAATGGCCGGAGTTAATCCAAATCTAATGGGCGGTATGGCTCCTGGGGCTTTATCTTCAGGCGCACCTAATCCTTTTCTTAGTATAATGGGTCCACAAACACCTCAGTGAACCCCAATCTCTACTGGCTTCAGAAGTTGATGATGCAGAAGAAACAAATGTTAGAACGTTTGCGTCCCACAAATCCCTTCTTTAAAACCATGATCCAACCCGCCGAAAGCGGAACTGGAATGAGTTCTGGTAATATGAAATCAGGAGGTAGCTCCGCTGGCTGATCAATACAATCCGTTCCAAGGGATGCTGAATCCCAATATGCGCCAGACTTCCCTTTGGGACCTCCGCATGATGTCCGCAGCCAATCGTTCTGAAACTCCCTTCGAACGAGGGATGCGAAGCCCTTATGGTAGCAGAGGTGTGTCTGGTGATCCCATGCTTGGGCAACTTGCTAACATGGCCAATGAACCGGATTATAGCCAGTTCACATATGATCCGGCTATGAATGCGGCAGCAAAAGCCGCAGGCGTCCAACCTCTGGAAGCTGGTCAAGTTAAACAAAATACCTTACTTCCGAACACCGGATTCTTTGGCAACCACCCTACATTATCTCATGCTCTTGAAGGCGGACTGTATAGCCTTGCCGCCTCCCATGGTGGAATGACTCCCGGTGAATCTATGCAAGGCGTAGCCGAAGGTTTGATTGGCGGTCATCGGATTCAAGAAGGTCTTTACCGGCAACAATTTGCTCGGCCTTTCGAATCGGCGGGAATGCTGGAAGGGCTTCGCGATGTAGGCGAGCAACGTCTCTTACGGCAAGCGCAAATAAAACATTATTCCGACGAAGCTGATATTCAACGTGATCGTGTTCAATTAGAAACAGAAAAGAATCAACTCGGTCTAGATAAATTGAATGCCACTCGACCCGTTCCCGTAGAAGGTGGCACATATCTTTATCATCCTGGGCAAGAAGGTAGCATCGGCGTCAATGGCCGAACTTCTTATCAAACTCCTGGCGCACCTGCTGGCTGGGCCTTTGAGGCTGGTCCCGGAAGAGGCAAGGGCCAGGAAGGCGATCTGGATGTGGCCACTCGCGAACAGCTTCGAGTCGCTGGGGTGGACCCGAATACCGCAACTCCAAAACAAATCGCCACTGCAAATCAGAAAGCTCAGAACCAAAAGGTTCAAGTTATGGGAGCTGGCGCCGGTGCTCGCGAACACGCGGAGCAACCTTTCAAAAATCTCCAGGACGCCCAAAAACAGCACGATGAAAACATTAAAGGCCTCCAAGGAAAACTCTTAAAACAAGACGATCCTCAACATCGAGATGCTGCTCGCCAAGACATTCTTTTTCAACGAATCACCTCGGGCGATAGCAATATGTTAGTATCCGACAAGGATGTGGACTCTTACATTAAGCAGAAGAATGATGGCATTCAAGCACAGATTGATGGAGCGAATGCTGAATTCAAAAACCAATATCCGCAGACACAGGTATTGCCTCCGGAAGGAAAAGGTACCTCCTCGCCTAAACGGGGTTCGCTTGGCTCCCAAGAAAATCCGCACGTAGTTCAATAATGCCTACTGATCAGTGGTACACCAAACAAGGCCCCGACGGCCAATGGTATAAAGCTCAAGCCGCATCTCAGGATGCGGCTGTTGCCAAAATGGAACAAGCATGGCGTCCGAAACAATATCTTCCGGAGGTCAATGCTGCTCTTGCGAGCGCTCCAGGGAAGCCTTCGATTCCACCAGAACATTCATTCTGGTCTGATAAAGCATCTGATTATGCACCAGTTGGCCGACAATTTTTAAGTCCGGATATGCAACCAATTCAGCGCCGCCCAACTCCTGAATGGTCTGGTGTTTATGGCCCTGGGCAAATGGCACAAGGCGTAGAGCAAATGGCCGAAGGTGGACGTAAAGATATCTATCAAGGCGGAGCTAAAGCCATCAGCGGTGCTTTTGAAACCGCAACTCCTATGATGCTGGCGGGAGCTGTGGCTTCTCCAACCGGAGCAGTGAAAGCCTTTGCTGGGTCTATGGTTGGTGGATACGGAGCCGGAAAACTTTCAAAGGTTTTAGGTGGTAGCCCAGAAGCGCAACAATTCTGGAATGAGATTGGCAGTTTAACTGGAGCTGGTGTCGGCGGCGCTGAAGAATTTTTAAAAGGCAAATATTCACAAGCAGTTGAAAACGCTAAAGGCGATCTTCGTGCGGCTCGGCCAGCGGGCGGTCAAGTTGATGAAGCTGCGCTTCAGAAAGCAGCCGAAGCTAAAGTTCAGATTGATATTGCCAAAGGAAATACGTTACCAGAACTTAGTAAGACCGCTGCCCAAGTTGTAATCAAAGCAGCTCAAAGTGGATTATTTGCAAATCGCGATGAACAACTTCCAGAACAATTTGGCAAACATGCGGAAGCTAAACTTCCTGAATCAAAACCAATTCCAACCGAACCAGATGTTCACGCTAAGATTAAAGACCTTCAGGCTCAATTAGAACAAACACATCAAGCTGAAATTGCTAAAACGCAAACTCGTCCGATGACGCAACCTGAAAAGGTTGAGCAATTGAAACCTAAACCGATTGAAACGGCTAAACCGCCGGAGGTTGTTAAACCTAAAGTTTTAAAAAATCAACCGGTGGACCTTGAAGTTAAGGAACCTTCAGTTCAAGACCGAGTCGCAAAGATTAAAGAAGTTGCAGGTATTACTTCGAAAGAAGTCAAACGCGCCCCTGAAAACATGTTTGTTGAAGATGTGTTCCGCCGTGGGATGCAGCTTCGCCAGGAAGGGCTTACGGAACCCGAACAAGTTGCCACCTTAATGAAGGAGTATCCTCAACATGCCGATGAGATCGCTCGGGCCTTCCAGACCAAGCGTCCCGAAGTGGGGGGAAGTAAACCGGGCCCCTCGGGGACCCAGTTCGAAACAAAACCCGTTCAGACCCCCGAAGCGACCAAGAGACCAGGAGAACCCGTTCGTACCACCGAGAAGTCCTCGTTAGAGGGAGACTTCGTAGTGAAGCAGAAGAAACAGGCTGAAGACCTTATCGCATCCCAACCTCCTGCTCAGGCTCCCAAGCTTCAAGAGAAAGTGGGTTTTTCTACTGCCCCCTCTCCCGAACCCCGTTCTCGGCGAGGAGATTTAGGGGAACGTCCGCCTCAACCTCCCGCCGCTAAGACTCCCGCCCTTCCTGATAAGGCGGTGTTTGATCAACGTGTCCAGGAATATCTTAAGCGCCATCCTAACATGGCCGAAGGAACCGCGAAGCGATTCGTGGCTGAAGCCATGCAAAAGGAACGAGGAAGTCTTGGTGGAAGCAGTGGGGCTGGTTGGGGACCCGGAGGCCGCGAGGCCCGGATGAAAATCTATCTGGACGTGCTTCGCGACGAGAAGTCCTCGCCCGAGGCTTTGGATCAGGCCTACAAGGTTCTCACGAAGATATTTGATATGTCGCACGACGACATCATCCAGCGAATGGCGGGAGGGGCGGAGTTTGCGAAGACGCCGGAGAAGTCTCCAATTGAGGAGCGTCTCGAACCGAATGCAGAGCTGGACCGCAAGGCGGATAGTTTGCTTGGCGGGTTGCATGACATGGTTGATCGGGCCCTGTCAAAACATCCGGACGTAGAACGCTCTGAACAAAATCAGCGAGCAGCCTTCGATGGTAAATTACTTCGGGAAGTAATCAATCCAAAAGATAGTTACGAGACGGTTCGGACAATCAGAGAACACGGATTTCGGCTTGATCGCGCAGAAACCGGAACCAACGGCGAGCTAATAAAATATTTTAAGAATGATCGTGGCGACGGGATAGCCTTGCGATTTTCTCGTGATAATCAAGGCCGTACATTGACGGCTGCGAGATTTGAGGGGGTGGAAGCCGGGCCTGTTGGTACTCCTGAAATTCCTGGCATTAAAGACCCCGCTCGCGAAGAACTGGAACGCATGTTCAACCTCAAGGACGAGCGTGGGTTCTGGACGATGTTCCCGGACAAGAAACCCAGACCGCCTCGCCAAAGCGTCAATGCCCTCGATGATCTAACCGCAAAACTTGAATCTTCGATGAAAGCAGTCCCTCCGGATGATAGTCGAATGCGTCTCGCAGAACGTCTGGATAAAACCATCACCGAAGGTTGGGATAAGGTTCAGATGTCTATTGGCCGGATGGGCGCGCAAGCCGTAGCCCTGAAAGACATGTACATGCGACCACCAGAGCAAGGCGATTATAATACTTCGATTGGTCGTTTCAGTGGAGCCTTGAATCGTTCCGTTTGGGAATTGCGTCAATTCACTAAGGCCATCAAGGAGAAACTCCCCGAGCCTCGCCGACGCGAGGCCATTACGAATTGGATTCAAGCCGGGGGCGATGATGCGATTCTAGCTGATCGAGCTACTCGTTCGAAGGGTTCCCTTCGTGCGGGCTATGAGGCCGCTCGCGCACTGACCGACGATGAAAAGAATCTTGCCGGTTTTATTCAAAACCATTTCGAACGCCGCCTCAAAGAGGCCATCCAGATGGATGTCCTTAAGGACGGACTTGATAATTATGTTCCGCAAATTTGGAAGCCCAAAGACCAACAGAACATGCAAAACTTCTTTTCAGTTCTGCATCGCTCTGGTCTTTTGAAGACTGATTTCAATGCCGCTAAACGCCGGGTATTCGAATCTTACTTCGAGGGGGAACAAGCTGGTCACACTCCTGTTAACAAGGACATTGGCTTCCTCGTGGCCTCATGGGACAAAGCATTCAATCAGGCGATAGCTTCTCGAACTCTTGTTCGAGACTTATCTGCCGGCCTCGCCAAAGATGGTCGTCCAATTGTCGCTCCCTCCGGCACTGGCAAAGCAATTTATGAAACTGGCAGCCAATCACCTGAGACGGGTGAGAAGCCATCCGCGTATGTAATCTACCCGAAAGCCGGCCCTGATGAGACAGGTGATTACCGCCTTCTGGATCACTCCGCTCTCACTAAGTGGACCTGGGCTACAAAGGATGCTGACGGGACTCCCATCTTCATGAAGGGGGACCTCCGGGTTCACCCTGATCATGCGCAGAAGCTTGACAATGTTATCAATCGAGGCAAGTGGGCGCAGGCTCATCCAGTTCAAACCGCCCTTTTGAAAGGCTCGGGATTCTTCAAAGCTACGCTCTTGTCGATGTCTCCTTTTCACCAGATTCAAGAAGGTACGCACGCTTTATTTCACAAAGTTAATCCTTTCAATCCGAAGGCAATTGATCTGGCCGATCCTCGCGTGGGGAGGCTTTTAGATCATGGCCTTGTAATCGGAAACTTCGATCCGGCTGCCGCTTTCGATGAAGGTCTTGCGGCGGGAGGTCTCGCTGGAAAAGTCCCCGGACTAGGCCAGTATCTCCAGAAATACAGTGACTATCTTTTCGGGGATTATATTCCGCGTTTGAAAACTCAAATGGCAGTCGAAGCTTATGATCGGAATCTGAAACGTTTTGACGGAGCTATTCAAGCTGGTAAGATCACCACGAATCAAATTGCAGAAATTACTTCAAATCAAGCCAATGCTGCCTTCGGAGAACTGAATTACATCACAATGGGCCGTAGCCCTCAAACACAGGCTTTACTTCGTTTCGCTTTCCTTGCGCCAGATTTCCTTGAAGCTCGGGCTCGCTTTGCGGGCCAAGCTTTAACCCCCTTTGGCCGTGAACAACAAGCCGCATTGATTCGAGGCGCCGTTGGATTGTATGTCAGTGCTCGTGTTGTAAATCAAGTCCTGGACGATGATCCGCATTGGGACCGCCCGTTTTCTCTCGTGATTAAAGGCTACGAATATAAAATGCGTAGCTTACCAGGAGATATTTGGAACTTACTTCAGGAACCTTCGAGCTTTGTAATGCATCGTCTTAACCCAACAATGACTAAGCCTCTCGGTGAGATGATGTTCGGCAAGGACGACTTCGGTCGCAAGCGTGATCTCGGAGGTCAAGCCATTGACTTTGTCAAAGGTGTAGTACCGATTCCACTTCAAAGTTTTACACGAAGCGGAGGCGAAGGTCGCACCGTAGATCGTTTAGAGACTGGCGCAATGTCTAGTTTCGGAATTACTCGTTCAAAATATCGTTCCGATGCTGCTGCCTTAGCTCATCAATACGCTCTTGGCTCCAACCCAAATGACATCACTAGCCATCATATTCAAGAAATCGTTCAGGACATTTCAGAAAATCGCCTCGATGCCAAACGAGTTCGGGAGTTAATTCTCTCGGGTCAGATGAATCCCAAGGACCTTCAGACGGCTATCAAGCTTGCCATGATGCCAGAGATATACCGCGACTACTATCGCCTGCCAGTTGAGCTGAAAGCCAAGGTGTTCGCCAAGGCGACTCCGAAGGAGCGCGCTATCTTGAACGCCTACGCCCGCAAGGAACTGGACACCACCCGGCTTCTGCCCGAGCAACGGGCACAGTTTATGAAAGATTTTACTGGTCAGTAACCTTTTGATCTTTCGGAGGGTCTAAACTAATAGGAGGTCCTACTGTGACCACCTGACTAAGGGCCGATGACATCAATCTAATCGGCCCTTTATCCATTTATGATCCTTCCTCCTGATCCATCACTTCGCGACCTCCAACTCCTCTGGGAATCGCAGTACTGGTACAAGAAGCGCGGCACTTGGATGTGGGCGGCCAAGGCCTACGAAACCTTCATAAAGTTCTTTGGCCCAGATAGAAAGCCTCGCGACATATTCCGTTCCGATGTCCTGGAATTCAAGCAGTGGTTGATCAAAAAGGGTTGGAAGAAGACTAGCATTGAAACCATCATTGAATATGGTCGCCGCTTTTATCGAATCCTTGATGAACGAGAACTAGTCGAAAAAGACTTCAACCCATTTAAGCTTCAGCTGTAGCAGCAGCTAGAAACACGAAAGCCCCCAGATTCTGGGGGCTTTTTTGTTGCGACGCTAACGTCTATTGAGCTTTAAGTGGGATGTTCTCCAGTAATTTCTCTAATCTTGCCAAAGCATTCCAAGCAAGGTGACCAGCGTGGAGCATAGCACTTTCAGAATCGTAATAACCTTTACTCTCATCAAACAAATGTCTTGCCAAAGCATCTGCATAAACTTCCGCCGGATAATCTCGCCACTTGGTTGGCAATATGCCACCATTGTGCTTTTCAGCCCCCATCTTCGAAATCGCGGCTACGGCAAGAAGGGCGTTAGGGAAATACGCCACGACTCCTTGCCAAGCTGGGACCTTGGAGGCTTTTTGCTGAGCTGCTTGAACTGATCTAGAAACAACTCCTCTGTTTCCTCCGGCGGCCTGGGTACTAGCCTGTATGGTAGCGGTTCCACCGAGTCCTTCCATCTATCATTGTCTCCTATTGGCCCGTCTTTAGCGACTGGCATCAAGTCTCGCTGCTCCGTTCGAAGCAGGATGTTGTCAAAGGTCTTAACCTCCGGGGGTTCAGGCATTGACAGATTGAACTTCTGGGCGATGACGGCCATCAACCCCGCCTCTACCTTCTTGTAGTAAGCCCCGAATACTTCGTTCCGCTTCACGGGTCGAGCCACATCCGCCAAGTACGCCTCGCTCGCGTCATGCAGCAAACCCCAGAGTTTGTTCTCTGGCGAGCACAACTCGGAGACCCTTAGACTATGATCTCCGACCGAGTAGAACTCGCGAACGTGCCCGGTGAATCGACACAGCAGGCTAAGCGCATGAGCGATATCTTCGATGTGGATATCTTCAGGCTGGGGATCACATGGCCAGCATTTGTGGCCTATATAGGTTCGAATATATTCCTGATCTCCTCGCATAAACGGGGTTATCCTTTGTACAACTTTCCGCCATAACTAAACTCCCCGTCAAACACCACCACCGGATAGAGGTTGAAGAACCCCTTATCCCGCAGTTCAACGATCGTGAAGCCATTCAGCCAGGCAGTTGGCCGGTTGCGAAGGTAGCCAGGGTTGGTGGCTCCGACAATCGGAGATATCCAGGCCATATATTTCTTTTTTGCTTCCACAGGAGAAATCTTGGTGAAAGATTGTGGCGCGTGAGTGTGCCCCGCCAGTACATTGCCGGCGTAAAATTCTATTGCTTTCTTAGCGGGAAAGGCACCAGCTTGATTGCCGATTCCTGTGAGAATTTCTCCGTGAATCACATTTAATTCGCCTAATTTATAGGCATGACCCAATGGCACAACCTTCCAACCGCGCTGATCTAATTTAAGAAGTTCAGGTCGTTCAATAATTCCTTCAAGCTCCGGATTCTCTTCAATCAGTTGACGTTCCCAATCACAGTGGTTCCCGATGATCCATACTTTTTCACCGCGTCCCACAGCTTCTTCAAGTGGTCGGAGGATGTCACGATCGAAGCCTTCACTGTTTCGTCGGTAGCTAGCACGTTCCCTATAGAGGGGTTTGTTACGATTGTGGTGTGAAATTTCTTCATTGTCGAGCTGATCGCCTCCGAGTAAAATGCCAGCAGGTTTGCTGTCTCGGATAAACTGCATTGCGGCGTTGAAGGTTCGCTTATCATACTTGGGGTAATGGATGTCGAAGAGGCAGACCCAAGTTTTTGGTTTTGACATTCGTTCTCCTTGAGATGCGGGCAAGTACCGTAATAACCTTTGGCAGAATTGCAATTGTGGCAAAGGACTTGATAAGTATTCAATACGGGTTGCTTATCTAGGTAATTATAAAAACTTTGCGCGTTCGGAAAATTCTTTTCTCGACGTTCCTTACAACCTCCACCTTGTTTGTGATCAATGGCCAAGAATTCATAAGTTGAAACCTTGCAGTTTGAACACTGACAACAGCCTCCGTATTTCGCCAGAACGCGCTCTCGAACACGTCGGTGACGTTCCCTTGCTTTGGCTCTGATGTAATCAGGCTGACCGCTCTTGTACAACTTTTGCCTATCATTAGCTTTCTTTAAACATTCCGGGCAACGTTGTCGCTCAGGACCACGAGGCGCATGACAATCTAAACACAATTGGTTGTCTAAAGCGAATTGTCTATACTTACTAAGGGCCATCAGTGCATCGGCTTTCTATAAAGAGTTTCTTCTAATATCAACTCTCGGTCCCTCACTAGATCGCCCAACATCCGATCAACATCTTGACTCCCGCAATAATTCCGCATCGCCCTCCGAATCTCTGTCCCACTCAAGGCCATATTCCCAATGGTTTCCATAATTCGCGATGCTTTTTTACCTTCAGGAGACATCGGAATGATAACATCAGCAAGCTTCTGAGTGGCATAGGTATACAAACAGATGCCAGCGCGTACATCATCAGCCACGATAACCTGACGTGAACATGACAAAGCAATAAGCAGACTAAGACGGAGGACGTGAGCACCAGCTCTTGCGTAAAAGGGTGCAAGGCTTCCGCTTTCGGGGTTGAGGGTGTTATACCATTCTGTATAAGCGTCGCTGGCTTCATAGTCGTCGAAGTCGATAAGTCCTTCGTTGATTCGGACGAGTTTAACGAAGTCATAAACCACTTTCTCCCGCTCAGTCGCCAGTTCGGCTCGTTGCTGATCATTCATGTGCCGACGTGGATCGGCTATCCTCTGGAACTTGTAGTCTTCTTTGACTATCAAGAAGCGCGGTAAGAAGCCGCCTTCCCCGGCCGTACTCGGAAGCATGTCTTGCAACCATTGCTTCGTCGATCCACCCATCACGCAGCACTCCGGTCGTTGGATAATCATATTCCCGCCAGACTTTGTCCTTACTCTCGCTGGCGCCAGGTCGAGGAGATCGGTCATGTAGGGAATCATCCCCTCGTTGTACTTCTCCTTGCTGAACAGATTTGCCAGCTCGGATGCTAAGATGATCGACTTCGGCATTACCACGAGATCTTGATGGATCGCTTCCTTCGTGGATTTGCCCGTCAATAGATTCGGTTTGATGTCTTCCGGTAAAGGCGGAATCAGGTGATTTACCGCAATATCCCGCATCGCGGTCGATTTCCCAATACCACTTGGACCAATCAGCAGCAGATTCAAAAGTGGGTATACCTTGTGGACATCCAAGGAAAAGTAAACTCTGCGGCCGAGTGCCGCACCAAGGCACGCCATTCCCGAGAACAATATGTATGATCGGGGGGATTCGGCCAGAGGCCATGCTTTCATCCAACTTGTAAACCAGCTCTCTTTCGGTAGACATTCACAGACCTCTCCGACCAAATCGATGCTCCTGTTCGTCAGCAGCCTCGTCCAGCCACTGACGAAATCCCACTTGAGTTATTCTGAGTTTGTCTTCAGGATTAAGGCCATCGAGGTCAATTACTGGAGAACCCGTTGTTTGAATCAACGGAAGGTAGACCTTCGACTTTAGGACCATACTTCTCCATTAATTTGGAATTCTCAGCAGCAAACTGCGCACGCTGTTCATCAAGGGTTTGTAGTTCCGCGCAGGTGAATTTCTCCACCATGTGAAACAACCCATTCTGACTAGGGTTCGGGCGTCGAACTGTAACTTCACCTGCTTGTGGCAAGTCCAGCACGAACACCGCCTCGCCAGTTGTTTTTAAAAAAGCTACTTCGCCTTGCTTGATCATCGTCCTTGCCTCGCTTCATAGATTCGCCAACAAACTGAACAACCATTACCACCAGCGCATTTTGGTTCTTTCAATCCCTTGTACTTCCGCCAAGCGCCGCTACAAATCATTGGAATTCGAATCACCTTAGCCACTTTGTTTAGACCCCTCAGAATCTGATTTAGTTACACTGTCTAACCCCGTTTTGGCGAGGAGGCATCCACGCTCGGCGCAATCATGCCCCCAGTCCCGAGTCTTCCAGATTTCCGAAAGGGAAGGACCTCCGTGAATCAAGTGGTGAAACCAGAGAGGATCATCGCCATTCATCCATCGCCACCATGCCTTCAATCTCCCCACGAGTCACCTACCTTTACGCTGATCGGAATCTTGTAGCCCCCGAGTTCCTTCCAGGGCTGCTCCATCACAGTCTTCAACGCGATAACTAACTCTTCGACCTTGTCTGGCGCTGATTCGAAAACTAGACTGTCGTGGACCTGAAGGAGTAGATTCGTATTTGATGGTATACTCTTCGCTATCGAAACCGTCTTTAGAACCTTCTCTACAGGCCACCCAATCCGTTCGTACATCAAACCAAGCATCGCTCGGAAGATTATATCGGCGGCGCAGCTTTGAGGTAAAAAGCTCAAACTCTCGGTGTAGGTACTGGAGGTCCAGAACCAACGTTTCCGTCCGAACGGGGTAGTCAAGAGTCCCTCGCGGCCTGCTTGCTCCGCCGTCCTCTGCTGCCACGCGCTCGTTAATTTGATCTCTGATTTCCATGTGTCTAAAAGGTGATGAACCTCCTTCAAGTCCATGTCATACATCTTGCTGATCTTCTTAGCGCCGAGGCCGTAGTTGATCCCCAGCACGATCGCTTTGCACTTCCCGTAAGGTGCCTCGCGAGAGTTGTCCTTGATTATCTCATCATAGGGAATTCCATAGGCTCGGTTAACCAGCACCTTATAATCCGAATGTTTCGGGTCCTCATACTTTCTAAGACGTTCTGTATCTCCGGCCAAGATCGCAGTGAGGCGATTCTCAATGTTGGAGTAATCGACATCGACGATTTTCCAGTCGGCATGACTAGGCACGTAAATGCAACGTACCGATTCGGGAATGTTCTGGAGATTCGGGTCTGACGAGGATAGTCGTCCGCTCGCGGTACCATGCACGTTGAAGTGAGGGTACATCCGAGTAACAGCAGACATGCTAGACTTCGCGAAAGTCGAAAGTGTTTCATCAATTTTGTTCAACTTCCCGAGGGCAATGATTGCCTCGTTCCGGGTCTTGCCATAGAGCTTGGCGATCGCCATCTTCCCGGTGGTGATGTTGCCGGACTTGAGGTCTAGGACAGGCTCCAACCCGAGGCATCCGGGATCGTTGGAGTAGAGGAATCGTTGCTTTTCGCTGGGGCTTCGCCAGGGGACGACTCGTTTCGGCTCTGGTCTGGTGATGAACT